AATTGTGGGCATACTTGTTTCAACACTTGGTTTAAAAGATGTGTTACGTATTTTTCTTGGTGGATCAATCGATAAGCTAAAAAAAAAACAGTAAATGACCAAAACGTAACAAATTCTAAAATAGTCACGACTAAAACGGAATCTAATGTAAACCAGTCGAATTCGACCCCTTTAGAATACGATCTTATCTTTGATGTTGTTGATACCTTTAATAAAACCAAACTTGGTAACTTATGCATCAATGACCAAAAATGGGAATGCATAAGCGGTAAATATGGAAATGGAGCATTGCCAAAGGGTATGTACAAAATTGAAGATTGCTACAAATTGGATCCGATTAAAGGTAAAACAGAGGCGTATACAGGTAGAGAATTTCCTTGGGTAGCTAGACTAACGCCACAATTTGAAACAAATCGCACAGGCTTATTAATTCATCCCGATGGCAATAAAGAGGGAACGAGAGGTTGTATTGGGATATCTAAAAAAGAAAATGATGTTGCAGTGTATGAATTAATCACAAATTTATTAAAAAGTAAAAAAGAATTGATACTATATGTTAATAAATAGTATAATTTAGATGAGTAATCATATTTTGGCCTACACCCTTTGTTTTTTTGTATATCTTTTAAATTAGTAGGCCAATCCCTAACTAATCTTTTTTATAGCGTTTTACGATGTTTTGCCCGATTTGTTTTAACCGTCTAACTGAATCGTAATTGCTTGGTATGGGAGCATCCCATCTTTTAAATTGCATTGCTGCTGGGGTTGGTCGTCCTTGCTTGTCTTTTAATGGTTGGCTTTGTTTTAAAATTTGTGTTGCTTTGCGTAATAGAAATTTACCACGTGTTAGCTTACGTGACGGACTAGCTTTACTAACATCCCTAACAGGACGAGCGACACTGCCACCGGTGCGGTTATACTCATCCATTTTCTTATTTGTACGCTTGTCATAGCGTTTATACTTCTCTTCCGCACTCAACATCACCCGATACTATTTATAAAATTAGGTACTTGTGGCATTTCAGGCATTGGTGGTGGGGGCATTGTTAGCCCTAAGCTGTCTGTTATCGTACTAATTGCCGATACTTGTTGCTCAATAGGTAATACACCAATTAATTCAATAATATCTTTTAAGCTCATATTTACATTTTTAATGTATGCGTTAAAATCTGGCTCAGGTATTGGCACTTGAGCTTGTTCGTCTTGCTCTTCTTTTATTTTATTGATGATTGCTCGGTAATTTGGATAATCCAACGTTTTCAAAATTAACTCTTTGACGTCTGGGTTATTGATATCCCCAAATATACCTTGTTGCGCTAATTGCATGGTCGTTGCAGCGATTGCCGATTGTGATTGTGGCAATGAACTTCCAGCAGTTATTTCAACTTCGTACTCACCCAGTGTTAAATCAGATTTAATAGTATCAATGGCCATTAATTCGTTTGTCATCATGTCACGATCATATATGTTTATTTCCATTTCACCCATTTCATTAGGCTCCATTGACGCAAATTGTGTTCCACTGGCCATGCGAATGATTCTTGGTTGATTGTAATATAATTGTATCAATACAACAGCTTTATTGCTTATATCGGTTAAGAAGTTTTTGAAATTACGTTGCATCTCACGAATAGATGACATTGGCGATTCAATCAAATCACGTACCATTTGACCACTGTTAACACCGGTTGGGCGTTCACCTGATAGCATAATCTCATTGATACGTGCAATCTTGTATGCATCTTGTTTCAAATCTTGTATATGCTGTCTCATAATTTGTATATCATTAGTCAACTTGTTGGTAACCAACATCGGTTGTGTCATTGGGTCACCAGGTTGGCTACCAATAATATCAAAATTGCCCTGGAAATGTCTTCGGTAGTTTTCGGGAACAATTAACATTGATTTGTATTTAACAATTAACTCTTGAAGTTTAGCATATGCATTGGTTAAACGTGCTTGTATTTGCATTAAATCCTCAACGTCACCTTGCCCCATTAGAGAATCACTTTGTGTTGGTGAGTAAGTAGCAAATGGGAAACCAAAAGGGTAATCGATTGGCCGATCTTCCAATATTTCCTCACCACTAAAAATGATTAAACGTCCATTTGGGTATTTAAACCTTTCTTCGGTTTTCATTTCCTGATCTTGCTCTGATTCGTCATCCAAAGGAACAAGCACCGTATCATCTTTTAAGTAACATTCCCAAAGTTCGATATTATGTTCAGTTCCAGAAGGCTTTAAACTACCTTCATTTAAATACATTTCACTACCGGTAGTTACACCGTTAGCAGTTACTTTACCAGCAACAACCTTGTTTGTAGGCTCTCCCATGTCGATAGTTGCCGATGGTGAGCTTAATTTATCAATCTTTTTTAGAATGTCAGGTTTATTTTTGTATTGGTTAATTAAATCAAAACGACTAATAACACGTTTAACAAATATATAGTTACAGTTTTCAATGTTTGTTGCAGTTGGTTCAGGGTAAAAATCTAATGGACTAACACGCTCTATCCTTATATCACCTAACCCATTATTAATTGACTGATTCCATATAACTTTGGCAATACCTACGCCATAGATTGAACCATCACGCATAACTTTTTGTGAGATGTTCGATAATTCCGAACTTCTTTTAATGTTTTCCCAACAATCATTCAAAATATCAGCGATTGATTCTAATTGCTTTAGATTATCAAAAGTCTGGTGTGATAGATTAGCAGGTTTGACGTTCGTCGTAATCATTGCATCCAAAGCGGTTGTAGCCTTAGTTTCAACGATTGGCTTTATAACATTATAGTATGCGTTGCCTTGCCCAGCACTTCCAAGCGTTGTATTTCCATCTCTATCAACGCCAGTAATAGGCTCAAACGAACCATCATAATAACGCTTATATTTTTTAAGCTGCTTGGTGTTATGCCCCGATTTTGCCTGAGACAATAAATTATTCAGGTATTTAATAAAGGGGTTATCCATGAACATATAATACAATCAGAATTTTATATGTTCATTATCTTTTTTTAAACATTCTGTTAATTTTATTTCACATTTTGTTAAAAAAAAGTAAATGCATTTTGTAAATTCGGAATATATGATTTCAGTATGGAATTAAGATATGGGCAAGCCATACAACTCAGAAAAGATATTGATTTAAGTTTCTATTGTGACGGCATATTACCAGCTGGCCAAATGGGATATCAAGAAACCCATTACAAAATTAAATTCGATCAAGCAACAATTATTTTACCACAAAGTTTAGTTTCTGAGCTTTTCGAAGAATATGAAATTACAAGCAGCGAAGGTGAGCAAGTTGTTGAGCAAGTTGAAGAATTAATTGAAGAAGTTAAGGAATATGTAGAACACGTTGAAGTTCAAAATGATTCTATTGTTGATTTAACTAAATTGAAAAAAGATGAATTAATTCAATTGGTTAAGACAGCTTTCCCTGATCGTGACTACAGCGGATTAAAAAAAGATGAATTAATTGAGATTCTGGAAGGGCCAACAGATGCATAAAGATAAAAAAGAAGGCATTATGATTGTTTTTGGTAATTCCAAACCAGAAAAAGACGAATATAAAGAAGATAAAAAAGAGTATAAAGAAAACAAAAACGAAAAGACTGAAAAAGAGTCAAAATTACAATATACTCTTGAAGATTTTGGCGGTTACACGCCCATGGAATTGGTTTCAAAATTAGAGGAAGCCAAGGACTCTATAGCTAAAGGTAGTACTAAAGAGGCAATTATGGCTCTTGATTCTTGTATTGTTCGGATAACGGGTAAGCAATTACCAGAAAACGACCCGGATAGTGCTATGAAGACAGACCCATTTTACGAACTCGATAAAATACTATCTTAAAAATATTTTAGGAGGAAACAATGGCAGACGACACCCAAGGCGAAGTCGCAACGGAACAAGTCCAACCAGAAGCCACCCAAGTAACATTTGGACAAGGCGAAAATACGGACACTCTAGGCGATGCGAATGGACAAGTTGAAAGCGAGTCTATAAATTCATGGGAAGGGGATAAGCGGTTTGAATCGCACTGGGGAAAAGACCCAAACAAAATGTATGAGTCTTTACGGTACGAAGAAAAACGGCGAGATGAATTTAATAATCAAGTTAATGATTATAAAAGGCAAGTTGAAGAACTTCAAAGATATAAAGACGACTATACGCAAATTGAAGAATTGCTCAATCATCCTCAAATTGGTCCAGATATAGAAAACGTCTTAAATAAATACAGTAACGGTGAACAAGAACAAGTACAGCCACAAACTAATGTTCAAGATGACAGATTAAATGAAATCTTGTCCTGGAAAGAACAGATTGAAAATCAAGCGTTGTCACATTACGAAACTCAACAGCAAAATGAGGCTTTTAACAAAATTGATAAGTTAGCTGAGCAATATGTCATTAATTACGACAAAGAGCAGTTTGCTAATTTTATGAATGAAGCACAAATCCCTAAGCATTTATGGTTTGATGCATTTAAAGCCCAAGCATTTGAGCAAGTAATGGCAAAGCATGGAACACAAGCAGCAGAACAAGCACTAAGCAAAGCACAAGCAACGCCGAGTGTTGTTACTGGTAGCAATAAAGTTCCAGTGGGGGCAAATCCTCCAAAAAGCATCGATGATTTTAAGGCGCAACTTGATTTTATTTTACCGGATTAAAAAAGGAGAATAAAAAATGGCTTTAACAGCAGCACAGCTAGACGAAGTACAAGCGGTCGCACATAATGCTTTTGATAAGATTATGCCCGATCAATTTTTAACATCAAGTGCCTTTGGTAGCATGATGTCTAAAAAACCAAATTTGGAATATGTATCTGGTGGATCTAAAATCCAGCAACCTGTACAAATTGCAGAAAACGCAGCTGATGGTTTCATCGACGGAAAGTTCGATGTATTGGATTTATCAGCTTCTCAACAATTAAGTTTTGCAGAATTTGATTTCAAATACCAAAACTACAACGTGTCTATCACTCTTGATGACATTACTAGAACTGGTGACACAGCTAATGCAATCAAATCACTTTTAGTGGAAAAGGTTAATTTAGCTGCTGGAACTGCGAAGCGTACCTATGCACAAGCATTGCATGGAAATGGTTCAGATTCTAACGGTAAAGCAATCAACGGACTTGCGGATGTAATGGCTGCCTCTGGAACTGCTTATGGTGGTATTACTAACACTGATTTAAACGATTCAACAACTTGGTTGACCGAAATTGATTCAGACACTAACACAATTAATTACGCTAATTTAAATAATTTAGTTGGTAAATTAATTGCTCGTGGGCAAGGTGCAGGTGATGCAACTGGTTCATACGCGCCAGATGTAATGATTTCTAACTCATTCGTACAAGATAAGTTTTTGGCTTCCCAACAGTCTCAGCAACGTTTCGCACGTGAAGACGACTTGAAAGCTGGATTTGCTGGATGCAAGTTTAGAAATATAGATTGGTACGTAGATGAATACAGCCCTGGTTCACAAGATGGTTCAACAGCTGACAATTTCTTATATGTACTGTCTAGCCCAACATTTGCTTTGAAATATAAGTATGGTTTTGAAGGAAAGAAAGCTCCTGTTGATTTTAACGGACGTATTCCTAACCAAGCAATCATCACTTCACAGCATTTCATGGCTTACAATCTAGTATGTAGAGCGCGACGTTACAACGGCGTATTTAAAAACTTAACAGCTTAATAATTTTTGAAAGGAGAAAACTAAATGTCTTATGTAAATTCAATCGATACTGATGATTTAACAAATCCCTCTAGCACACGTAAATATGAGCTAGGCGCACGATATGTTGATAATTCAGACACTAACGCAATTAAAAAAGAGTATGTGTACGTTAAAGCACATGGTGCATTGACTCAGTACCAGCCATACCAGTTATCAGCGGTTAACACTGCTGGAGCTGAGGTATCAACAAAAGCCCCTGCAACTACTGCAAGTGGTGCTACTGTTGTTGCGCCTCAAGTTGCTGTTACTTCTGGTTATTATGCATGGGTTGCTTACAAAGGTATCGTAACTGTATTGACTACTGATACATTTGCAGCCGGTGACTATGCCGAAGTATTGAACGCAGGAACTGGTCTTAAATTAGATGGTGGGGTTTCTGGTTCAACTGCCGAAGGTGCAGGTTCCGTTGGAATCGCAACTACTGCTACAAGCGGTGGTTCAGCATCATTCGTATTGTCAGGAAACGTAGTAGCTGTCGCAGCTTCTTAATGGGTTTTAGGGTGGTGGCCAAGTGCCACCTCCCATACATAAAGTTATGCCAAGTTATAACGTTTTAGATGGAAATGAAGGTTTTAAAAGATTCAAGGTTAATGGGAGTGGAACAAATGATGATCCATATATACCAGTCATGAGTGTTAAAGTTGACCCTGATGTAACCAGCGTCACAGGTTGGAGTACGCCATTATCAGACGCGAATGTACCAAGTGAAAAACTTGTAAAAGAAACTATTGATAATCAAGAAATTACAGCAGCAAGTTTTAATACTACTAATGGAGTTTTAACGCTCACTAAAACAGATGGAAATATTATTGTTGACCTAGATGGTCGATATTTAACGACTATCACGTCAATAGATGCAGATGTTGTAACCGTTTCTAATTTGGAAATTGATAATTTTAAATCGAGTGCTATTGTTACTGAATCTGAGGGCATTTCTAATAACGATAACGATACAACAATTCCAACAAGTGCAGCGGTTAAAGACTATGTAGATAATACAGTTATCCCCGATACTAATACTTATGTAACAAGTGCTAGTTTTAATACAAGTGATGGGGTATTAACACTAACATTAAATGATGCGTCAACCGTCACAGTCGATTTAGACGGGCGATTTTTGCAAAATATCGTTGAAGACACTGCGCCACAATTAGGTGCAGATTTAGATTTAAACTCGAATAATATTACAGGTACAGGCGATATTGATATAACGGGCGAAATTACAGCTACTACACTTATAGGCAATATGCGTGGGGCAACAATATTTAAAGCCAAGGCAGGGGAAGCCTTAACCAAGGGTGACCCAGTGTATATATCAGGTGATGATCTTACAGGGAATCAGCCCGTTGTATCCATTGCCGATTCTGACGACGTAAATAAAATGCCTTGTTTTGGATTGGCTGCAGAAACAGTTAATGCAAATGCAAATGTTAATGTGGTCACGTTTGGAACACTTAGTGGGCTAGATACGTCATCGTATAGCCAAGGAGATATTTTATATATATCAACAACTGGTACATTAACAGCAACTAAACCTACTGGGGAATCATCACTTATACAAAATATTGGCAAGGTTATGAGAAGTCATGCCAGTGTAGGAAGTATTAAAGTCGGTGGTGCTGGACGTACCAATGATGTTCCTAATTTGAACGACGGAAATGTATTTATTGGGAATTCGAGTAATCAATCACAGACTAGGGCTTTAACCCTTGATGATGTAGCTGAGACAGTTGACAAAAAAATATTTACAGCTACGGAACAAACAAAGTTATCAGGCATTGAGGACAATGCTACAGCAGACCAAACAGCAAGTGAAATAAAAACAGCTTATGAGTCTAATACTAATACAAATGCATTTACAGATTCAGAAAAAACAAAGCTTACTGGCATAGCAACAGGCGCAGAAGTCAATGTGCAGGCAAATTGGACTGAAACTGACTCAGGATCAGATGCTTATATACAAAATAAGCCTACAACTATAACGAGTGCAGAACAAACTAAGCTTGGCCATATAACAGTCAGTCAGGCAGTAGACCTAGACACGATGGAATCTGACATTACGACTAACAATGCAAAAGTCACTAATGCAACTCACACGGGTGATGTTACAGGATCAGAAGCACTAACAATAGCAAATGAGGCTGTTACTAATGCTAAAATGGCACACGTTGCTACTGGAACTGTTAAAGGTCGAACAAGTGCATTGTCTGGTGATGTAGAAGACTTGGACATTGATACAACATTTAAAACCGCATTAAATTTAAGCAAAACAGATGTTGGTTTGGGAAATGTAAGTAATATAGATACAACAAACGCAAGTAACATATCAAGTGGTACACTTGCCGAAGCAAGATTGCCAAGTAATATTGACGCAACAAAAATTGCGGATGGTACAATATCAAATACAGAGTTTCAATATTTAGATGGAGTCACTAGTAACATTCAAACCCAAATAAATAACGTGAGTAGTGGTGGTATAACAAGTGTAGAAGCAGACACAACACCAGTTTTAGGCGGTAACTTAGATGCGAACGACAAAAAAATAGAAGCAGTAGATTTATTAAATTTAAGAAGCGCGCCTTCTAATAGTTTAACAAATATAGGTGATATTAATTATAATACTTCTTACGATACTTTAGAGCTTAAAAATGATATTGGTGAAATACTAATAGGTCAGACCACTGAAATACATGTAACTAATCAAACAGGAGGGGCTTTATCTAATGGGATCGCAGTTTATAAATCTGGAATAGTAAGTGGTAAAATATCAATAGGTTACATGTTAGCCAATGGCACTATAGCAGCTAAAGATTATTTAGGTATTACAACTGAATCTATTGGTAAATCAGGAGACGGAAAAGTTATAAGATTTGGGAGGTTAGATAATTTTGATACTAGTAGTTATTCTGTAAATGATACTTTATATTTAAGTGCTAGCAGTTATGGTGGGTTTACAACTACACAGCCAACAGGCTCAAATGTAGCTATAGCTACTGCTACAGTTTTGACTAGCTCAACTAGTGGCTCTATTTGGGTAAATGCTAATAATATAGACTTAAATGCTAGTGGCTCTAGTCTTACAGTTGATACAACGCTAAGTACAACCTCAACTAACCCAGTAGAAAATCAAGCTGTCACTAATGAAATAAACACAAAGCAAGACACGATAACTGGAACTACAGATATTACTTTAAATGAGCTTACTACAAATGGCGATATTACGGTAAAGGAAGATCAAGACATGTCAATTGTCTTGGGTAGGCTAAGAATAGATTCAAGATTTTCTGATACATGGAACTTGAGCCATTACGACTTGCCAAGTACATCACAATATCAATTTAGTGGAAATTTAAATACTTTGTTTTTAAATGGCGCATTATATGTCAGGTTGCAAGCTGGGGGAAACACTATCGCAAGTGTGATCGATGACGGTATAGAGTTTGAATCTGGTAATCGCTACTATATGAGAAATAATGCAAATCTTTTTCATGGTCTTAACACAGACGATCAAACACCAGGCACTACAGCAACTTCTTATTTTGCAGTTTTTGGATCTAGACCCGTAAGTAATACAGATATATATAGTTATAGCACCCCGTCCTCTTCGACTAATACAGGTATTCGATTATTGAAGGCAGGAAAATATAAAGTTTCATACACGCTCAATTGGGCTAACATTAGCTATAATAACAGGTTGAATTTTTTCAGCAGATTGGTAAAACACTCAAGCGCAATTACGCCAACTGAAACAGAATTTCCCGGCACAAGAAGCTTTGGTTACGCAAGAGATGACAATTTTGCTAAATACGCAACAACAACATGTGTAACCGTAATTGATGTTTCGGCTAATGAATACATAAAATGTAAAACTACAGTTTCTAAAAATGATAGTACTTTCGATGACAATTTCAACGGCGTTCAATATCACAGAAACAGTTCAATTGTTATTGAGTATTTAGGTAGTATTTAAAAAAAAAGGAGTATAAAAAAAAATGAGTTTAGAAGAAAATAAAAGCAACGTGGAATTGAAAGAATTGTATGCCAATGTACTCGAGGCTGGGAATGATTATGATAATCTACCCGACACTTATAGCAAGATAACTGCAGCAACAAAATTAAAGTTAAAAAATAAAATTGAAACCTTAAAGAAAAATAATCAATACGAATCACAATCAACCGATGAAGAAAAAGCAAAAATAGATGCTTGGTATCAATCTTCAATTTCATAAAATTAATGTTAGTTAGTGACGTTATAGATAGAATAAATACAGCAATAAGCGACGAAGACAGCACAAAAGCGACCAGTAGCTTATTCAGCAATAAAAGAAAAGTTAGCCAACTTAAAAATGCCTTGGATGTATACGCAAGTACCACAAAAGGAATAGAGGATATATTCAGTACGCCTGTTAATACGTCAAGCCGAGTAGTTACAGGCCCAACAGATGCCATAAGATCAGAGGCGTACAGGTTAGCGTATATATGGCGTGATGGGCGTAAAAATGCAATGAGCTTTAAAGATTTGAATTACGTAACAACTGAATTCCCCTATAACACTTACCCAGGGATTCCACGATTTTTTAATGTTTGGAATAATGAAATAACTATTTACCCAGA